CCTCTGGATAATTTGTGTCATCAAACCAATAGGTATCGTATTCTAGATGGCGAAATCCTTTGTACCAACCTGCATGAATATACGAATGTGTATGTGAATGAAGTGGAAAGCCCCAAATAATTACTTTTTTATACCTTTGAAGATTTGAAATAGTCATTGATTACTTATGCAATAAATAACGTAACTGTTTTAAGTATTTTGTTTTCGAATAAAATATTCAACTGTATTTCTACCATAAAACAAATTCGCTTCCTGTGTTTCTTCTTGCGCATAACGAAACCCAAAATGTTGGATAGCATATCGTGATATAGGATATTGACAAGATGAATTATTATACACAGAATCTTCTAATCCAACAATATTTTCTTCCATGACAGCACCCTTTTTATAATTATATTCAAATCCTAGATAATCGCATATCTGAGACGTGACTTCATTAAAAACGAACGACGTAGGATGATCATGCGTTAAAAAAAGTTTACGATTCGAAATATTGTTATAAATAAAATCCGCTATTTTTACATCGCATTCTGACTCCTTTTCTTTAGATATTGAATAATTTTCACACATGCGTGCGTCAAAATCATAATCTATCATATTATTATTATAAAGATATACTATTTCATTTAATGATTCTGCATGATTTTTTACACGTCCGTATAAAATATCGCGTTTCGCCGTTTTATGAAACAAAGGAAAAATAGCATTATTGTGAATACGCGGAAAAGAGATAGTTTTACAATCTTCACGTAATAAAGTAAAAAACGAATCTGGATTTTTTCTATTCGTAGAATAACAATTATGTACATCAGAAAGCGGCTGATAAATAACTAAATCTGCATTTTGTATCAAATGTGCGGGTATGGCCATATTATTTTCATCCTTAATGAGTTCCCAATTTGCAAATTGATGTATTTGATAATTATCATAAAAATTAGATAATTCTAAGAATTTACGAATGCCACTACAATGACAATTCCCAAATAAAATACATTGTTTCATTTCTTTTTTATATAGATAAAAGAAATAAAGAAATTCGAACGAAATCACTGACTCAATAGTGTAAATAAAATCAAATGTTCTCTACTATTATTTGTTACTGTATAAAATAATTCGGGATGATTTTTCCATAATAAAGCCAATGCTAATTGTTCATTATTCACATTTTTTTGCGCGAGCATTTTGTTCTCTAAAACTCCTACAATTTCACAGTAAATTTCTTTTAGTACACGAGGACCTCCTCCGAACATCGTTCCATACAATAAATTATCTGATTTCCATATGAATTCTTCGTCAATATCAAACGTAAATAAATCTGGACGATTTTGTATTAATAAAACATCATTTTGTTGATTTAAAAATTCGATGCATTGTTCTCCAGGATAAGGTTTGGAAATATCTACGTTTCCGAAAAATCGGGAAATACCGGCATCAATCCAAAAAAACGCGGTACTCTGAAAAACATTTTCATCAATGGCCCTACATAGGCAATCAAATTTTGAATATTGAATAATGTTATATTCTGGCAATACGCATTCCACCCGCGTTGGATGTTGAATACGATTTTTATAATTATCATTATTCAAAATTTCTATCATTCTATCGCGATAACGATAAAAATACAAATCTTTGAAATCGATAATAACTAAATGCATCGGATATTGAGCTGGGCGATTTTCCCTGAAAAAGTTCTCAAATTTAGATTCAGTGAACACATATAAATTACAATTCAGTTGAAGGGTTTTTTGTATCCATACCAAATATTCTTCGATTGTTCTACCGTCACCACGCTCAGAACGCTGTATATCAAAAAATGCGGTTACAAATGTTGGGCGAGACATGTTATTTAAGATGCAGAAATAGTTTTTAATTTATTTCCATATAAATAATATATTCCGCATTATATATATTTTAGTACGAAATGGAAAATACATCAGAAAATAAATTTTACGGAGTAGCAGAAGGCGTTACTTATCAACACAATGAAAGAGTAGATGACTTGAACAATCGCATACAAGACCGTCAGTTTCCTGATCAACCTTTAGAGCCAAATTACCAATTCCGTCCTGTTCCCACCAAATATTCTCTATTTCCTATCACAGAAAGGAGAACTCCAGCAAACGAATCGAGAATAAAATACCCGGAGTACAATCAATATGGTAATTTCAATCCAGGTTCTGATATTGCGCCAATCAACGGGTTTTTAAGAAATGTAGATACAGAAACAGTATTACGTAACCAGGTATTTTCTCTACAAAACTACCCTCAAAATGTATATATACCAACATCCAATAGTGATTTATACAATGTTACTGTAATTTCTCGTCCTAGCGAACAACCCTATCCTCTATTATTCGAGAACCCAGAATTAGAAAAAAATTTACATCCGAATATTGAATCCAGTAATATTGGTAAAAAAATATTTTTCAATCCTACACGAGTTCAATTAAGAAACGGTATGTAATTTAGAGAACAATTTTATCATACAATAGAATATATGATAAAATTTATTTTAGATATTTTACGTTCTCAAAATAATCCAAATTATGAAATTTTGAAAGTTCTCCTTATTCTTTCGTTGATCTATATATGTTTTTTAATTTATAAACGTTACAATATATATTCTACTCGAAACGAAGGGTTTACGCAAAATGGTCCTTATATTATCAAACATAATAATGATATATACGATGAATTTTATGTAGAAGTATATGATGAATTACATCGTCCTATGCACCGCATATCACATGAACTTATCAATGTAGTGAATACGACGCAACCTACTTTTCGAAATAGCGTTTTTTTAGATATAGGAAGTGGAACGGGACATATAGTAAGATCACTCAGGGATGCCGGATATAGTGCATTCGGTATTGATAATTCTGAAGCGATGATTGAATTCTCGGAACAAGCTCATCCTGAATGTTCCTTTAAATTAGGTGATGTTATGGAACCGATGTGTTTCGAACACAATTCTTTTTCACATATATTATGCACATATTTTACACTTTATCATTTTTCGGACAAATTAACATTTTTCCGTAATTGTCATAATTGGTTGTTACCAAATGGATATTTAATTTTACATTTAATAGATGTAGATACATTTGATGCTATTTCACCGGTAGCTAAAGCAAATCTGGTAATCAATCCCCATAAATATGAAAAAAAACGCATTACAAAAAGTGCTGTAAATTTTGAAAATTATCAATACAATCTATCCTATGATTACCGAAGGGTCGCAGAAAATGAACTTTGGAGACATGAAAAATTCATCGATACTGTATCGGGAAATATACGTGAAAATGAGCTTACCATGTACGTAGATACTCCCGAGAACATTTTAAAACTGGCAAGATATTGTGGTTTCGTTGTACATGCAGAGTTCAATATGAAAGACAATTTGGACGACGAACATCAATATATTTATATTTTGGAAAGAATTTAGATATTTACGTATTATAATAAAAACACAAATGCATTATCATCGATTACCAGAAGATAAATATATATATTATGAATGTTTCGTCGACAAAAAAGGAAAATTAACGTATGTTGCTAATCATAATCATTTAGAAAACAATTTATTTATATATTCACAGGTAATACCAGTATCTCGATATATACCGAGTTGCTTTCATGGAGTAATATTACGTTATTATTACGATGAAGAATAAAATATCCGGTTTTATTATATGGCCGCTTTATTACCTTCTAGATTGTATTGCGCACCAGCACTTATTTATTTAGTAATTTCTGCAATTACTATTCTTTCAGCTGTAGGAACTGTTTCTATGTTAACAATTGTTGTAAAAATCATATTTGTTTTATTATGGGCATGGTTTTTAAATTATTTATGTGATTCTGGATATTCATCCGTTTCTTGGTTTTTGGTATTTTTACCTTTTATATTCATGATACTTATGATGTTCATAGCATTCGAAGTTTTAAGTATGAATCAACATATGATGTCAAATAATATGATGTCAAATAATATGATGTCAAATAATATGATGTCAAATAGCAATATGCAAAATGATATGGTGCCTGTGCAAAATAATATAGTACCTGTACCAAATAACGGTATGCCAAATAACATGATGCCTCTGCCAAATAATATGAGTGTAAATAGTATCAATGCAAATAGTATAAATACAAATAATATCAATGCAATGCGTACCACGTTTTCACCAATAACAATGTAAATTATTTTTTGTAAAAAGCACTAAAGTAACTTCAATAGATTGATATATGTAAATTACATAAATCAATTGCAATTAACGTGTATATTTACCAGCACGTGAAAAACTATCCACTACAAAAATGATAAATACGCCTAAAAATGTATATAAGATAAACTCTTCGGTAATATTGTTGGTTTTTTCATGTTGTTGTTCTTCCAATAATTGAATCATATAATTGATTTTCTCCATAAGTTTATTATCACGAATCGCAGGGACCGGTGCCATAGGGGTATCTTTTTTAAATAAAGTCGGATTACCATAACTAGATTGATAGTTACTATAAACAGAAACAGGTGTATCATTTGCTGCATAATTTCCTAGTTTATGTCTATTCATTGTGTTCAAAACAGGTGGATTTATACCAGTATCTTCTTTTTTTGAATTTAAATTTGGATTTGGTAAAAGAGGTTGAAAAGATCCCAATTTGTTGTTACTGTCTTCTACTGTCGTAATTTTATTCAGTAAATCATTTACTCTAGTGTCACGATCTTGTTGTATTTTTTGCGTTTGATCAATAGATTGCGGTGTTGATTTTGAGAGTTCATATTGTTCACTCATTGAAACAAAATTTTCAGGACTTTCTATTTTGATGTCCATATCGACCCCCTTGACATCACTTTCCTGTGTTTTTAATTTAAATGTTTTTCTCATAGAAGATTGTCTTTTTTTTGTAGGATCATCCGAAGTCCATGGTGATGCGGTATTCAATAAAGACATTTTTATTTTTATTTTATATTTAAAAAATGAATAGATATTATTCTAGGAAAAATCTACGGGTTTTCGAATTCATGCTAAATAATTTTATCCAGATACTATAAGATGGATAAAATTATAACAGGTGAAATTACACTTATTTTACTATTTTTTATATTACTTTCAAATCATTCTATCAGATCATTTTTAATGGAAACCATTATTGGTCATATTTTGATAATTATTGTATTGATAACATACTATTATTTAGACAAATACATAGGCACCGTATTTGGTTTCATGATAATTTTTATTCATTATAATAATCCCATTGAAACTTTTTATAGCAAACAAGATAACAATGAAAGTAATAATGCAATCAAATCAGAAGAAAATTTTAGAAAAACATATTGCATCGGAAATGAATTATTATACAAAGGAAAAGAAGTGAAGAATGATATGGTTGAACATGTTTTTCCTGAAATCAACTTTGAAAATAATATATGTAATCCTTGCGATAAAAAATGCGATATTACCATTGTAGAACAAGAAGAGCAATCGACAGAGCAAGAATTGGGTTTTAGTACACTGGCTTAAAAATATCTACCTATTATATAAAAATTCATTAATGAGTGTGAAAAATTTGAAAAAATATATAGAAAAAGCCGCACAAAATACATTTGATTCATTGAATGATGTAGTTGCTACAATGAATACGAGTAAAATTTTCGCGGGATTAATGATATTGACATTAAATATCACATCTAAATTTGTAACCATAAAATTGGGAAAAACGATGGAATCCTATTTTAAATTCACATTTAGTAAACAAATATTGGTTTTTGCAATGGCATGGATGGGTACAAGAGATATTTATATAGCTCTTATAATTTCGATTTTGTTTATTATTTTTTCGGATTATCTTTTTCATGAAGAGAGTCCTTTTTGTTGTCTACCTGATAGTTTCAAAAATTATCATTTGAACTTGCTAGAAAATGATCAAGTGTCGGACGATGAAATCAAAAAAGCCCAGGAAATTTTAGACAAAGCAACAAGGCAGAAAAACGCAAATTCAGATATAAGTGTCGATAATCCGTTGTCTTTAGATAAAAGATCTTTATCGAATCAGCAAAAAATGCAGCAAGTGTTATATTAATATTTACGCACATTTGGTGGGCGTTTTGAATGAGAAAAGGTTTACTATATCAAAAAAAATCGATATAATAAATAAGAATACAAAGTAATTTTATCACTCTATAATAAAGAATGGATTATAGAGAAATAAAAATTTATTTAAATACAAATTTAGAAGGCGAAAATAAAGATAAAATACCGTTTACATCTTCTATGTTAGTTCATCCTGAAATTAAAGATCGTACAGGACTCAATTCAAATCCATATATTTCATTTAATTCGATTTATAATTATGCACCTCTATCCGAACTTACATTGCAACAAAAAATGGAATTTTTCTTCAATACAAACAAACACCCACTATTATTGAATATTTACCCAGGATTGATTACTAATGTTTTGAAGAGCAAGGTCCAAAGTCGTAAAATTTATATTGAAGATTCAAATCATATAATAAAGAACAATATTGAATGTATGTTACAGTTGTTATTTTTAGTTTCTCCATTAAATA